CAGTTGGCACTTTGACTTCACTTGCAGTAACAGGTAACATTTCTGGTGCTAATGTCACTGCAAATCACTTCGGTAATGGTGCAGCACTTAGCTCTATTACAGGCGCAAACGTCACTGGAAATGTAGCTAATGCAACATATGCAACGACTGCTGGATCAGCAATCACTGCCACTAGTGCAACCACTGCTGGTACTGTAACAACCAATGCTCAACCAAATATCACATCAGTTGGCACATTGACTTCACTTGCAGTAACAGGTAACATTTCTGGCGCTAACGTCACTGGAAATTTATTCGGTAATGGCGCTGCCATTTCTTCAATAACTGGTGCCAATGTCACTGGAAATGTAGCTAATGCGACATACGCAACGAGTGCAGGAACTGCAACAACTGCAACTACTGCTGGTACAGTCACAACAAACGCGCAACCAAATATCACATCAGTAGGCACATTGTCATCATTGTCGGTAACTGGAAATATCACTACTAGTGCTGGAACATTTGTCGGCAATGGTGCTGCCATTTCTTCAATAACAGGTGCCAATGTCAATGGCGCGGTAGCATATGCAACAACTGCAAACTCAGTAGCAGGTGCAAACGTAACAGGTACAGTAGCTAATGCGACATACGCAACAAATGCTGGATCAGCTACTACTGCAACATCTGCAACAACTGCTGGAACAGTAACAACAAACGCACAGCCAAATATCACCTCGGTTGGCACATTGACTTCACTTGCAGTGACTGGCAATATTTCTGGTGCAAATGTCACCGGAAATCATTTCGGTAATGGCTCAGGACTAAGTTCAATAACTGGTGCTAACGTCACCGGTACCGTAGCAAACGCCACATATGCAACAAGTGCCGGAACTGCTACTAGTGCAACTACCGCAGGTACAGTAACAACCAATGCTCAACCAAATATCACATCAGTTGGCACTTTGACTTCACTTGCAGTAACAGGTAACATTTCTGGTGCCAATGTCACTGGAAATCTATTCGGCAATGGTGCTGCCATTTCTTCAATAACAGGTGCCAATGTCACTGGACAAGTAAGTAACGCTCTTATCGCAGGTACAGTAACAACAAACGCACAACCAAATATCACATCAGTTGGCACACTGACTTCACTTGCTGTTACTGGCAATATTTCTGGTGCTAATGTCACTGGAAATCTATTCGGCAATGGTGCTGGTATTAGTTCAATTGCTGGTGCTAACGTAACAGGTACAGTAGCAAACGCAACTTACGCAATAAGTGCTGGATCAGCAAATACTGCTAATTCTGCAACTACTGCTGGCACAGTAACAACATCGGCACAACCAAACATTACCTCGGTAGGTACACTGTCCGCATTGAACGTAACTGCTAATGTTGCTGCTGGAAACTTTACTACTGCAGGAAATTCAACTGCTGCTTATTTTATTGGTAATGGTTCTCAGCTAACAGGTATTACAGTTAGTGCAGGTACTTCAATTATAAATGGAAATTCAAATGTTAGTATTGCAGCAAATGGTAATGTCAATATTTCTGCAACTGGCATTGCTAATGTACTCGTTGTAACTAGTACTGGAGCTAATGTTACGGGCAATCTGAATGCAGGAAACATAATAGCAACGACATTGAGTGGTAACATTACAACTGCTGCCCAACCAAATATAACCTCACTAGGAAATCTGACCTCACTTACTGTCAATGGAATAGCAAATCTGGGATCAAATAGTAATGTAATCATTACTGGAGGTGCTAATGGATATTTCTTGACAACCAATGGTTCAGGAGGATTAAGTTGGCTGAATGCAACTACTTTATCCACAGCACCTGGCTCAAATACTCAAGTATTATTCAACGATAATGGAAACTTTGGCGCTCAAGCTGGCTTAACTTTCAATAAGGTATCAAGTACACTCACCGTAACAAGTAATGTTAGTGCAGCAAATGGTGTATTCACCAATGTTTACGGTAGCGGTGCCGGGTTAACAAGTATTCCATCAGGCAATCTAACTGGTAATCTTCCAAGCGCAGTTCAAAGTAACATAACTCAAGTAGGATCACTATCATCATTGATTGTAACCGGCAACATCAACGCAGGAAACTTGACGCTGAACACCGGAACTCTCACTGCAAACTTGATCTCTGGCAACTTAACTACAAATGCACAGCCAAATATCACTAGTGTAGGAACTTTAACATCTCTCGTTGTCACTGGTAATATCACTTCTTCAACTGGCGTGTTCAGTGGTAATGGTGCTGCCCTGACGAATATTCAGGCATCTAATGTTGTTGGTACTGTAGCAAACGCAACTTACGCAACGAGTGCAGGAACTGCAACAACTGCAACCACTGCTGGAACAGTAACAACAAATGCTCAACCTAATATCACATCGGTTGGCACATTAACTGGACTCGTGACTTCTGGTAACATTACTACAAGTGCAAACATTTATGCCAACTCCGGAACAATTGGCGCATCTTTACTTACAGGAACTCTAACAACTGCTGCTCAATCAAATATTACATCAGTTGGCACTTTGACTTCACTTGCAGTAACAGGTAACATTTCTGGTGCTAATGTCACTGCAAATCACTTCGGTAATGGTGCAGCACTTAGCTCTATTACAGGCGCAAACGTCACTGGAAATG